AACGGAGTTCTTTTTCGCGAGCCTTCATCAGCGCCAAAAGTGCCACTTGATCTTCAGCCGAGATGATTCCTTCAAGCCGTTTGCGATAGCCCTGCATGATCGGATCGTTGTTGAGCGCGGAAACCAACCGTGCCGTAGCAGCTTGTGTTGCGGCATCCGAACGCGAAGGAACCCCAGCCATGGCGGCATTTGCCGCCGTTTCTTTGGCGGTAGCTTCGCGCCCTTTGATCGCCAGTTCGGCCTTGTCGGTCTCGTACTTGTAACGAAGCACCGCAAGCTTCTCTGCAGACTCCCGTGCCGTCTTGAGATCGTTTTCTTTCAAGGCCGCGTCGTACTTGGCACTTTCGATCTGCATCTGGCGGTAGGTGTTGTTCAGTTGCCGCACCTTTTCGGCTTCGGTAGCACGGTACTGCGCAAGCTCCTTACGCGCCTTTTCTTCTTCGATATCGATGGCAGCAATGCCTTTGGCAAGCGAGCCAAAAAACTGCCCCTTCTTGGGGTTGATGTAGCTTGCAAGCAGTGCCGGGCGCTCGGCGCTCTCAAAGAAAGGCTGATTTGCACGCGCCTCTCTGCGTGCAATTTCTTTGTCAGCCTCTCCCCGCATCTGCGTTGCGTCCTGCTGCACTTGCTGTGTGTACAGGTCTTGCAGATCTGCGACTCTTTTTCGCTGCGCAAGCAGTTCAGGAGGAACCGTAGGCGGTGCGTACGCTTGGGTCACCGCCGCAAAAGCCTGATCAATCAGGTTGTTTGTCGCAGGCTGCTGTTCTCGGGCAGCAGGCGAGGGCGTGCCGCTGCCAGCGCCACGAGTTTCGCGCGTTCTTGGCAGACGTGGCGGTTCTGCGGGGCCGATGTCTACGTCAGGATCCCCGGTCTTTCCCACAATGGACGACCCGGGAATGCGTGGAGCGGCGGCAGCAGACGGAGCTTGCATCTCAGCCGCAAAACGTGCGGTCGTTGGATCTGGCGTTCTTCCGGCAGCGCGGGGCATGGACGCGGCGGACTGCCCCATGAGAAGCGCCTGCATCGCCGCATCAAGCGCGGCTTGCGTTTGTGCAACTTTTTCTTGCGCTTGCCGATAGGCTGCAGAATCGCTTCGTTTTGTAGCGGCTGAAAACATGCGTTCGTACTGAAGCGCCGCTTGATGGTTTTGGCGTGCTTGGTTTAGCCGCTGCTGCAGCTCAGCCACGCTAAGGGAGCCGCCACTTTGCAACGCGACGATGCCGCCTGTGGCCATGCCACGAGCGGGGGCCATACCGGCGGTTTGTGCCGCACTGGCCAGTATCTGGTCATTCAACGACTGCGGCCCCTGCTGCTGGGACTGCTGCACAGCAAGCTGGCGTTGCACCGCTTGCTGTGCTTCCAGCTTTTTGCGCACTTCATCAATGTGCGCCAGCAACGGAATCGACGGATCCCGCTGCTGCATGGCGATAAGCGTAGGCAGATCTTGGATCTGCCTAAAGTTCTGCACTTTTGCTGCGGGCGTACCTGCGGCTTGCTGCGGCGCAAACTGGAAGCCCTGCGCCTGTCCCGGCATAGATGTCTGCATTACAGCCTGCCTTTAGCCAAACAGCTTGTTGTACAGCGACAGCGTGGACAGCCCGCCAACGACACTGCTGCCAAAACCAGAGTCAGGTGGGGAGTAAGCGGGCGCTTGGATCGGCATGCCGCCAATCATGTTGCTCATGAAGCCGAGCTGCTTGTACGGCCAGTTCATGGACTCCGTCCAATCCTTGTACCCGATGTCCAGAGGCGCCTGCTCGATCCCACGCTGGATGGTGCCAGCCTTCATCTGCTCGCCGATGGTCTCAAGGTCTTGCTTGGCGCCGAACTGCCGCGAGGCTTCGCCCAGACGTTGACCTTCAAGCCCGAGGGTCGCCTCTCCGAGGCGCTGCTTCTGCGCCTGCTCGAACGCAGCCATGAGGCCCTTGGCCTGGATGTCACCGATCTGGGTTCCCAGGTTGCGCTGGCGCTCAGCCTCCATGATGGCCTGCCTGCTGCCGCCGTAGGCCCCGGCCTGGGCAAGGCGAGCCTGCTCGGTGTTGCGGCTGATGTCAGCGGTCCTACGGGCTTCCCGAGCCTGGATGTCAACGACATTCTGCAGGTACGGGTTCATGTAGTCCTGAACGGACCCGACCGGACCAAGGCCCGTGTTGAACTGCCCGGGCGTGTAGGCGCCGAGGCTGCCCAGGCCGGTGAAGGCCTTTTGCTCCAGCGGGGAGTACCCTGCCTTGACCTGTCCCGTCGTGGGATCCGTGGTCTCAAAGGCGGTGCGCTGTCCGGTGTAGGGCGTGTAGCCTTCCTTCGACAGCCCCCACGACCGGTTGAGCATGTCGGTGAGGTAGCCCTCAAAGCCAGGAGCGACGGTGCCGCTCGGATCGATTTCACCCATCATGCGCTCCTTTCGAGTTGCCGCATCAGTGCGTAAAGAGCCTGTGCGCCGCCTGCGGCATCAACCTGAGCCTTGGGGACATACATCTCTCCGTTGGACACGCGGGCAGGAGTTTTGCCAGCGATTGTCGCAGGGATGTGGTCGCTTGTACCAGTCCCCGGGCCACGGATCATTTGGGCTTCCGGAAGAAGCTGGCGGATACCGTGCGGAGTTCCGTTTTCTACCGCCTTGGCGGTCAGCACGAAGCCCCCGTCCTCCATAGGAAGCGGGTTCTGCTTGGTGCCTGTAAGCACGCCGCCGGTAGCGTACGCGTGCATGAGCCCGCCGTCAGCCGCGTACTCCGTCATGGAGACGGGGCCGTACCTGCCTTGAACGACCTGCTTTTTGACCTTGGACGGGGACAGGTTCAAGCGCACCCCTCCCCGCCCCTGCTTGTCGCGGTCGAGATAGCCCGCAAGCAAACCAGCAAGACCGAACAGGCCGCGCGGCGACATCAGCCCGCTGCCCATCGATGCAATGCTCTTGCTGAGCGTGTCCAAGAAGTTGTTGCTGCCGCTTCCGGACGACGGAAGAAAATACGACGATGGGGCGCCGATGTCGTAGCCCATGGCCGCCGAAGTATCCGGCTTGATAGACATCAAATCAAAATCGTCAAACCAATCTTCCATATCACGCTCCAAACTGGTAGTCCATCAGGGGGCCGTATCGTCCTGCAGTCATCTGTGAGGACCACTCGGGCTGCTTGGGTTCTTGCGCTGCCTGTTCTATCGCTGCCAGGACAGAATAGGTGTCTGCGTTGATACCTGTGTCGCCGTAGGTGTTGCCTGTGGGAGATGACCCCTGGGACGGTGCCGAAGGTAGACCGAGGGCTGCGCCCAAACCACCAGACTTCGACCCACCCGTGCCGCCAGACACCGCTTCTGACACGCTCCTGCCGACTGCGGGGCCGATACCGGACAGATTAAGCGCCAGTCCACCAAGCGGACTGCCAGTGAGGTTGTTTGCCAGCGATGTAAGTCCTCCTTGCACGCCAGCCCCTGCTGCCCTACCAAAATCTCCGCTAAGGATGCCTTCAAACACGGGACCAGGGATACCTGTCCTTGCGCCAAGCGCTCCTGCAATCCCCGCAGTAAGGGCCTGTGCAGGCGTCATCGTGCCAGACATCAGCCCCGCGCCTACCCTGCCGATAGTGGAGATGGTGCCGTAGCCAGGGATCAGACCGGCAAACGCAGGAGCAGCGTAGTTGAGGAAGTTTTGCACCGTCTGTGCATTACGCATCTCGTCCACGCTCTGCGTGGGATTGTTGGGGTTTAGCCCCTCAATTTTTCCATAACCAAGGTTGGCTAGAGATCCCAAAGTGCTTATGGCATCTTTCATCCCTGCCGCAGTTGTGGTGTCCTGCTGAAGAGCAAGATCAAACAGCGCCTGCCCAATAGCGCCTTCTATAGTTTGCCCGGGGATATCTGATAGATTTGCAAGACCGGCCACGTCAAAACTATTTGGCGCGGACGCAAGCGCGGCGTCCATTACCGCCGTATTCGCTGCCGTTTGATCTGCTTCTCCGGGGCTACTGTAGCCGTCGTTAAACCCCCCGCCTTGACCGGAGCCATCCCCATGACCACTAAAGTCACCACCTCCGGTATCAAAATGCACTACACCGTCTTTATCGACTCTCACGGCATTCCCCCCAACATCACTGAGTCAAGTCCCAGAACGACAGCGAGCCCACGGCATCGCCTGTGGTCGCCCCGGAGACCGTGCGGATCTGCACGGTGTAGATGTCGCTGACGTTCGCAAGCGACGCCCCAAGCTGCAAGTCCCAGTTGTACCCCGCAGGATCAGCCAGAGGGTTGTTCCCGCCGCTTCCGCTGGATGTGACGTAGTCCGTTTGAACGATGGTGCCACCGGAGATGGCTATGGCCGATACGTCGTACTGGACGTTGGAGTCAGTGGGGACCGACAACCAAGCAGAGTTGCTGATCTCATATGTAGTAACAACCGCTGCCCCACCGCCCGCCGCAACAGTAGCGGTCGCATTGGTGGATGCTGTGATGGTGTAAGTGTTAACGCCCAGAACGGTGATCTGATACCGACCGTTCAAGGTTAGACCACCTACCGCAGCAGCGCCGGAATAGTTTACGTAGTCCCCCGTTGTCCCGCCGTGTCCTGTATCGGTCACTGTAACGGTTGCAGATCCGTTAACAGTAGCAAACGGGTTGTTGAGCGTTACTGTTCTACGGATCAGGGTCGGGTTCTTGACCAGCGCCACCTCGTAGTTCTGGCTGGTGGTTGGCAGCACCTGGACCCGCTGCGGCAGGACAACTGCACCCAGCGCCGAGGAAGACAGCCTGATAGACACCAACGGCAGGAAGGTCGAACCAATCGTGCCGAGGATCGATGTGCGCCTCGCTACATGACCCGGGGAGTACTGCTCATACCCGCCTTCGGAGATCACCGAAGAGCAGATAGATTTCATGGACGCAGCAATCCCAGTGGAAGAGATGATTTCGTAGCGCACCGGCAGGATCGCCGTTGTCATGTAAACGCTGGTGATATCGTTGGCGTTGTGGAAGGTGTGGCAGACGATGTACTCACCGTTGATGATGAACCCACATCGCACCGAACCCACACCCAGCCATTCAAAGTCGATCCACAGGATCTGCGCCTTGGACGGGTCCAACGTGTAGCCGCTCAGCCCGGTGCCGTCCAGCTTGTCGCCGTTCCAACTTGACTGCGGAACAGCACGCACATCACTGGGCGTGCCGGGGGTGGGAGTAGAACTAGACCGCAAGACGAAGGAATAGACCCCGTCCACTCGCTGGAAGAACACCCCGTTGCCAGTGTTGTAGTAGCCAACCCGCTGCGTCAGGCTTGTGCTTGCGCTGCTGTCCATCACAAAGGTGGCGAGGACAAGCAGGCCCTTCCCGGGCTGATACGGGAGTGAACGGTAGCTCTGCCGGATGACAGAACCCGCACCGCCAGAAGTGACCTCCATCTTGACGGCGGCTTCATTGGACAGGAAAGATGTTGTTCCTGTGCCTGTCGTTGCAACATCAAACTGGTTGTCTGCGGCGTAGCGGTTCTGGCTGTCGAAGAGCGTGTAGGGTGCGCTGGTACGAAGACGGCCAAACGCATCGACGTTGGTGCCGCCGATAGATACCGGGACGGTTGTCGAGGATGCGTCCACGATGCGCTCCAGAAGATTGTCTAGCTGGTTGAAATAGATCCGCAGGATGCTCAGCAGCTTGTCAAAGTACTGCGGATCGTAGGTGCGCGTTGCGACTGGCAGGGCCGGAGCCCTGAACCGCTTGATGATGTTGGCCCAGATTGTCATGACTTGCGTCCATCAGGACGAAGATCGATCCGGAACTTGCCCAACTGCCACTGGACACCCAGCCCAGTAGACTTCGCGCGCACCGCCATCTGACGCCCACGCACACGGATGTAGAGGTTGCCGTCGTAAGGCGTGACCGTACCCGAAAACCGTTCCACGCTTACCGTGGGGTCGCGCTGCACGGTACGTTCACTCTCAAGCGCCACGGACATGTTGGCGCTCTCAGAAACATTGGTCACACCGCGTGTATACCCTGAGCCAGAGTTTTGCAGAGGCAGCAAAGACATGGTCAGCGACTGGTTTTCAACCGCTGCGGTAGAGCCTGCAAAGGTCACATCAGGCAGCATCCGCGTTACAAACCCGAAGTTGTGGCCGTCATCAATGTCGAACTCCGACGAGATGATATAGGCTTCAATCGGCTGGAACGTACCAGTAGATCCATCATCGCAACCGCTCTCATGGTACAGAAGCTGGCTGTTGTAGTCCGCCGCAACCGGGATGTTGGAAAACACGCTGGCATCGTTCCATGCCGTCCGACCCATACTGCCGTAGTACCACACCTTGTCGGCGTAGTTGTAAACGACATAACGATCTATAACGGTGGAGTTCGCGGAGCAGTAGAACCACCACACTTCGCTGAACTGCTCCACGGTGGAGGCAAAGATCTGCAGGTTCTGGTTGGTGTTCAAATCATCAAAGATGAATTTCCGGATATCGCAGTTGAGCGTGGCCGTCCGTCCATCAAAGACGTAAAACTTCTCGTCGCCCATCCAGTACACAACGCCCGCCGCCACAGCCCAGGCGCGATCAGAGACGATGGTGATGTTGTCAGCCAGGATCTGCGAGCCCCACACAATAGGCGGGCCGAGGTACTGCAGCGAGTACAGCGCCGTGTCAGTCCAGACCAAGATCTCCTGCCGGGTCTGCGCTACAGCCTGAATCTCAGAGCCCCGGGACAGCGTCAGGCTTCCAGCCTGAGTAGTCGCAGAAGGCGACCAGTTGGCGGCTGATTCTTGATCCGACCACCGGATCAGCATGGGGTTGAGCGCGGACGAGCCGTAGTCCGTCGTGCCAAAGGCCAGAACGAAGCGCGAAGCATCCGAGACGAGGCGGAACAGTGCTGCAGAAGGCGTGTCGCTGGCACCGGTCAACGTCGAGATGTTTACACCTCGTGTTGTCAACGAGGTTGCTGAAGAAGAGTTCCAGTAGTAGATCCCGCCGCCCTTGGGGCCGTAGATCAGATCTGCACCGAAGTTGGCGTGGTTCCACAGGCCGATCTGCTCCGGCACGAACGGGTCAGGGTCGCCACCCCAGCCGCCGCTACCCCACAAACCAAAGCCCCAACCCTCTGTGTCGCTGGGCGGCGGGTACTGGATGGCCGTGCCGATGTTGGGCTGGTACTGCGCCTGGACCGTCGTGCCGCCGCCAGGAGAACCCGAAACGTCCGCTGCAGTGGCTAGCACAGGTAGCCCCGTGCTGGGATCTCGCGCGTTGAACGTGTAGCTGTTGGCGTCTATGACAGTAGCCACCTGATACTCAAGCTCCAACACAGCCTGAGTCATGTTGCCGCCGAGACCAGTAACGTTGTCGAACTGAATGTAGTCACCGACAAGACGCCCGTGCGCTGTATGTGTAACGGTGATGACTGCAGAACTGAGCGTTGCTGTGAACGGATTGCTCAGCGTGTAGACATCAATCGGCGTGATGTCGTTGTACACCCCGTAGTACACGTAGTACTTGAGGTTCGTGCCGATGCCGAGGTAGACACTCCAGGGCCACAAGGCGCGGCAGATGCCGAGGAAACTTCCGGCGTTGCTGTTGACCTGCTTCCAGCCGCCGATCTTCTCAGGCTGGCCGGAGCGGAAGCGGATTTTGTCGCACTCGTACCAACCGTTTTCAGCGGCGTAGCGTGTGTTCTCCCGGAAGATCCCAGGGCGAAGTTGGAGTGTCTTCAGCGGCACGGCGCGGTCCTAGCTCATTGCTTGCGCTTGTCGTAAACAGACCAGCCCACACCAGCAAGAGCAGCGGCGCCGCCAATGATGACGTCCACCGTGCCACCATCGATGCCGTATTTGACGGCAAAACCGCCAGCAACGGCGGTCAGGATGTGGCGAACAAGCGCTTGGATGATCGTGGCGTTCATTTACATCTCCATGATGTCGCAGCAGCGACGGGTCCAGCCGCGCCCGAAAGCGCCGAAGGTATTGAGATTCGTCAGGAAACGCATGCGCTGCGCGATGATACGCGCCCGCAGGGCGTCGGGGTTGGCCTGATTGGCAGCAGCAAGCGTCTTCGGTCCAATGGCCCCGTCATCTGCCACGCCTAGGGCTCGCTGGAGCCACCGCGCGGCTTGAGCAACGCCGGAGTTGACCGCTGAGTCGAAGATGGCGTAGCGCACCGCTGGGGGCAGTTCCTCGGCACGGACGGGCTTCCAGTATTCCTCAAGATAGATGCGCTTGGCAAGTTCAAGAGGCAGGTCTTGCATCGTACCCTTGTAGCCCACTCTTCGCGCCACAGCTTCTGTGATGCCGTAATTGGTGGAACCGCCAGGGTCGGACGGATGGTTGACGTAGCCTCCTTCGTGCTTGAGGAGGATGTTGAAGGCTGCATCGAAGTTCATGCTTCACTCATTGACGGAGTGCCCGCTACAGGGCCAAAAGTTCCCGCAACGGCCTGCTCATACAAGGCACGTCCGTGTGGCTCAACATCATTAGGTGATGCTGTAAACCAGATCCAACCTGCCACAGGATGGTTGATCTCGATGTCGATACTGCCGACAGCGTTGTATTTCGGGTTGCGGACTTCAAGTTGCATAACTCACCTCAAGCATAGCGAAGCCAAAGGGTTATAGTAAAACTATAACCGCCGTTAGTCGGCCCCATAGCACGCCAATTCCCAGATGGCGCCGAGCCAATCACAGGGCCTGTATTTCCAGAACCATCTGTATAGGTACCTCCAAAACGCAAATTACTACCCGCGGTTTGATCACCGACAGCAAACGAAGTGGTTACTGCAGGAATCATAAGCGCATACGTTCCTACCGCACCGGCGCTTGCTGCGGCTATGGTTCCCAAAATATCTACCGTTGCCCAAGACGTATTTGTTCCGTCCGTTTGTAGGAACTTGTTGTTGTTTGATGTTTGGCTCGGCAAAAGGGCATTCAACGCCGCGTTAGCCGTTGTTTGGCCCGTACCTCCATTGGCTACGGGGAGCGTCCCACCAGTACCACCGTTTGCAACCGGCAAGGTTCCCGTAACATCAGCGGTCAAATCCACCTTGCCCCAGGCCGGAGCTACACCGACACCACCGGAGCGCAGCACGTTGCCCGTAGCAACGTCCGCCAGCTTGGCAAGCGTCGTGGTTGTGTTGGCGTACAGCAGGTCGCCAACCGCGAAGCTGGACTGTCCCGTGCCGCCAGAGGTCGCGGGCAGCGCCGTCCCAAGGGACATGGACGCTGCGTAGGTGAACGTGGGTGCTACATCAGTGCCCGCAGCATTGATCCGCAGCGTCATGGATGCGCCAGCAGGAACAGCAACACCGGGTTGCCCCGAGACCTTGACGGTAGCGATCTGCCCGCAGTTGTTGGTGACGAAGTAGAGCTTGCGGTTGGTAGGGACGATGACATCCCGGGCAACACCGGGCGTGCCGGTGATGTTCAGGAACATGTTTCGCGCGGAGTTGGTCCCGGCGCTGCCGTCCACAATGGTCAGCGTGACATTGCCGAATGTCACGTCCGCAGTCGCCAGCCCTGCGATTGCCTGATCGGTCAGGTCGATCATCCCGCTGCTGACTGTCGTGCCCCAGCCCGTATCGTTCAAACTGGGATTGGCAAGCCGCAGATTGGTCGTGTAATTGGTTCCTGGCATGGGTTACCTCAAGCGAAGCGCAGCAGCGCCGTCGTTGCAGTTGCTGCGGGCATCTGAATTGTGAACGTGCCCGACGCAGTTTTGTCAGCACCAAAGTCCAACACAGCGATGGCGCGGTCGGCTTTTGACGAGTTGTAGATCAAACCGCCACGGCAAGTGAAAGATGCGTTGGCAAATACAGGGTTGTTGAACGTCACATAGGCAGTGGTGCCAGAGAGCAAGACCTGGACACCAGTGATCGGGATCCCGCCCGGGAGGTAGCCTGCACCAACAACTTCGCCTGTTTGTGTGTAAACAGTCGTGGCTTGACTGAGGTCTGCTGATGCGGTGTAGAGCGCCAGCTTGAGCGTGTCGGTGTCCAGATCATGGATACCTAGCCAAGACTCCTGCTTGAACGAGGAGCACATTCCCTGGAGGATTGCCATTTACTTCACCGGGTTTCTGACTTTACCGCTGCGGTAGGCGTCTGTACGGTTCTTGCCGTCGCCCAGGTTCTTCAGCAGCAGGATCGAATCATTGAACTGGCTGGTGTACAACTGGACAATGTCCTGCTCAGCCTTCATGAACCGAGCGGCTTCCACCATGACAGCATTGAACAGCACGGTGTCGAAGTTGTTGCCAAGCCATGTGTTGCCTGCCGTGACGATGCTTTCAGGCTGGTAGAAGTAGTTCAGCTCCGCATTCAACGCAGCATTCGGCGTCGGACCGAGAATGATCTGCTGGATCAGCGTGGAAGCTGTACCGTCAAGCGCGTAATACTTTGGCGTACCCGTATTCGCTGGGTTCGGATAGCTCTCCCGCATGAAGTTCACATCCTTGTTCAGGAGGAACTCGTAGGCACCCGTGGCAAGAATGACTGCCAAGGAGTACGCTGCCAGGAAGTCCGGAGGAAGACTCAGGTTCCTGTTGCCGATAATCAGCGTCAGCGTAGAGGTCTTCCGAAGGATCGGAAGCTGCACCGTCTGATAGATCTTCTGTTCTGCCAGCTTGGTGAGCGTGGCAAAGTCAACAGACGAGAACGTGTTCTCGACCGTATCCTCGACGGCGACCTTCAGTGCGGTGTAGTCCATAGCTTACGCCATCGGTCCCCGAGCCATGCGGCCCTTGGTCTGCGCCTTGCCACCACGAACCTGAATGCCCGAGGTCTTGGCCGGGGGCGTCGCAGCGGATGCAATGTTGCCCACCACCATGCGCGGCATAGGCGCGTCAGCGTTCACGACCGGAGTCGGAACCGGTTTGGCCTTCATCATCACTTCTTCCCCTTCTTCCCGACCGGGCCTTGGTTTGCCACACGGGCCTCATTGCGGCCCAGCTTCAGAATCATCTCGTTGGTCACGCCACCCTTGGCAAGTCTGACGCCAGGGCCGTGCGCTTCGCTTGCGGGCTTCTTGGCATGCTCCCGGAGAGCCTTCATCGCGTCTTTCATGTCGAACTCCTTCGGGCTGTGCCCGTCTGAATGATACCGCCGACCGGCGGGTTAGGGAACTGACAGATAGTTGATACGGACTGCGCCATCGCCCCCAGCACCGGCTCCGGCAACAACACCGCCTGCGCCAACAACAACGGGATAGGTAGTTCCGGGTACGACTGTCAGGAATGTCCAACGGAGCCCGCCACCGCCACCACCACCACCACCTGAAAACACAACGCCACGACCACCACCGCCGCCGCCGTAGAGTCCGCCATTACCGTTTGAGTCACCATTTTGGCCATCTGAACCGCCAAAACCGTAAGAGTCTAGTGCTAGGGTGCCGCCTGCGCCACTCGTACCTTGACCACTTAATCCAACGCCGCCACCACCAGCAGAAGCACTTATACCGCCGTTGGCACCTCCGCCACCACCACCGCTACCGGGATTCCCGTTAGAAGGAAACGGACGTCCATTTCCTCCGTTGCCCGCATAACCGCCGGCACCGCCCCCGCCCCCAGAGTAAAAACTTGAACCGCCCGCGCCGCCATTGCCACCAAAAACAGTAGCACTTAGCGCAGTGCCGGTGCCTCCCGCGCCACTAGCACCAATAGCGCCACGAACGCCACCACCAGCAAAGAAAGTGTCAAAGCTGGAATTTGTACCCGAAACACCTGTACCTCCGCTCGGTCCGCCGCTTCCGCCACCGCCAACACACAAGACATAAACCTGCGTAACACCAGCAGGCGCGGTCCAAGAATAGGTTCCAGGCGTGGTGAAGAATACAGAAGTCCAAGGAACAAACGTAACCTGACCAACTTCACCCACGCCGACCAAGGTGTTTGGCGTGAGCACAGCATCAAAGTCCCTGGCGCCACCGATAGGGTTCCACCCCCACTGGATGACCAACATGCCCTCGCCAGGGAAGCCCTCTTGCAAGGGGCCGGTGCCCGACACCGTGTCAGTTTGGAGGCCGTTCGTACCGGACTGATACCACGTATTTGTGTCCGGACGGGGGTCACGGATGGCCTGGGGGTCACTTACGGGGAACATCCCAAGCTGTAGTTGCGGTTGATCAGGTACCCAACACGCTCTACATGCTTTGATTTGCGTTTGCTTGGTCTTGACTACAAGATTTTTAAGCTGTTTTAAGTCATACCTAAAACCGCACAGATCACAAAACCCGAAACTTTTGGCCCCGTTTGCAAACCTGTTAGCCATGCGTCACCTCAAACTTTTTGTGTTTGCGCACGTTTTCGACACCGCGCATCACTTGTAAATTTGAAGGTACGTGTAGACCTGAAACTAGGTCTCCTTGTAAAGGGATGACGTGATCTACGTGCCATGGCTCTTCATTATGTCGAGTAAGCATGGCTGCAATAGAATAAATGCACTGTATCTTAAGCTTGTCAAAAGCTGTCAGCCATTTTGGTGTGCGTTGTAGCCTAGCTGCTTTGCGCCGGGCAACAGCGGCATTAACCACATCTCTATTGCGTTGCACATAGCTTTTCTTTGCTTCTTTGACCTTTTCTGGTTGTTCCGCTCTTTTCTTTGCTGCACGGTTTTTATTTGCAATACGCACTTTTTCCGCGTTGCGCTTTTTCCATGCGACTTGGTTAATCGCCACCTTATCAGGGTGTTTTTCCGCGTATCGCTTATGTTGCTCTGCAACTTGATCAGGGTTTGCCTCACGCCATGCTTTTACGCGAGCATACGCCTGCTCGCGGTTTTTTGCCGCGTACTCTCGCAGATACGCTTTACGCGCTTCTGGATCTTTGTGAGGCATGATCAGCTAATGAACATCTGCCGAGGTACGAACCGTACCGCAGCCTTCTCACGGTCTTCGCTCGATGCGCGATCCCAGTCTTCGTCGTACTGAGCCTTCAGGATCTGGAGCCTCTCCATGCCGCCCGGGAGCTTCATGGCGAGGTAGTACGCCAGCCCGGAGACCAAGCAAGGGATGAAGCGGAAGGGGATGTCCTGCGTGGCTTCCCCACCAGCACCTGCATCTTGGATGCGCCGCAAGTACCAGTACACGAACTGATACACACCCGTCTGATCAGGCGTGGGCCACACGGTGATGCTCGGGAGCGCCGTAGCACTCGGGGAGTAGCTGCTCGATGCCGGATACGTCGCACCGGAGTTCCGGTTGACCAGCACCTGAATCGGACGCGCCTGCTGCAGCTTGTTCGGGATGGACGAGTAGGTGCTGACGCTGATGCGCGTGATGGTCAGATCGACCTGGGTCGAGACGTTGCCCGCACCGGTGCGGATGACATGCTCAAGGAGATCGACGGTGTCAGACGGGAGCGTGTAGGTGTTCGTGCCCTGCACCAAGGGGATCATGCCCTGGTTGAAGGTCCACATGTTGATGCCACGGTTCGCCCAATCTGCGAACAGCAGGTTCAGGGACCGCCGAGCCGTGCGCAGGTCATAGCCCGTGCGAAGCTCTGCCCCGCAGCGCTCAAACGCCTCCTCGACCGCATCGTTGAGGTCGAGATTGAAGGTGGTGGTCCCTGATGTGGTCATCTAAATCTCGCTGTCTTCGATGCCACCTTTGGCGGTTGCTTGACGAACTGCTGACCCTTGGCCTTGCCTGCCCGCTTCGCCCGGGTTGTGGCCGCGTACTCAGAGGGGCTCAGGGACTTGATCGCAGCCTCGGGGAGATAGCGCTCCCCGGTGTCGGAAGAGCGCTTCCCTGACTTGGTCCGCCATTTCTGAGCGGTCCAGTCCTTCAGGGACTGCTGCGGGGCTTTCACGCTTTCACTCCAACATGCTCAACCTTGTTTTGCTCAATGTATAAGGCCGCTTTGCGCAACAAGTTTGCGTTGTCCTTCATTAAGCCGAGACCGCGATTGCAGTTAGGGCACAGCAACCCCCGTATTTTTCCAGTCTCATGGTCGTGGTCAATACACAACCATGCAAATTTTTCTTCCGGCTCATTGCAGAGAGCGCAGCAGCCTTTTTGGGCTTCATACATCTCGTCGTACATCTGCTGAGTTGCGCCACGTCGGCGCAGCCTACGGTTTGCGGTCAGCCAATTGTTGCGTCGCCAATCATTTAAATGACCACGGTTCTGGTCTGCCCATTCCTGCCTTTTGGCCTGCATGCACAATTTGCACTGCGACTTGTACAGATGCGCCAACTTACCGCCTCGGCTGAAAAACTCAGTCAGCGGCTTGGTCTGCTTGCATCCAGTGCAGGTCTTAGTCACGGTATCCACCGCCCCGAGCTTTATACTGCTTAGCTAACAGTTGACTTTTGCGGGCACTCCACTGACCTGCCGCCGTACCTTGCGTAGCCTGCCCCTTGATCTTCTCGAAGAGGCTCTTGCGCATCCCAGGCTTGGTGTAGTTGCCCGCCTCGTTCACGCGGCTCTCCCCGCCCTTGGCGTATGCCTTGGGCTTCTTGAGTTCCGGGCGGATGCAGCCCATGCCGCGTGAGGCTTTCATACGTACTTCGTCTTCTTGGTGCGAGACTCGCACCCACCGCCGCGCACAGAGCCGCCCTTGGCGTAAGCCTTGACCTTGCCGCCCTTGCGGTACTTCTCTTCGTCCCGCATGATCTGGGTGTTGCGCTCCACTTCCCGGGGTGAGTACTGCAGGTTGCCAAGCTGCATATCCCGCCAAGCGGGGTAGTTCTCTTCCGTCCTGGGAAGAATGTTCGCTCCCTGAACACCGCGAGCACGCGTGTCAGTAGCGCTACCCCGCGCCGCTGGCGTGGGCAGTTTCCCCGTCTTGTCTGCGTTCAGCAGATCGCGCAGCGTCTTGTTCGCGCCAAAGCGCTTCTGGAAGTCCGCAAGCTCTTCCCGGCTGACAATCGCTTTACCGTCAATAATTTGACGGTTGCGCACGGGGCCGGTGTAGGAGGAGCGGTAAGCCGGCGTGGGGCGCCGCATCCTGTCGAGCGCCATCCTTGCTTTGGCCTCACGCTCTTGGTCTTTGTACTGCATGCCCGTCTCGGCAAGCCGTGCAGCTTCGTCGCGCTTGTCAAAATACTCCTGCTCGGCGCGGTAGCGTGCAGCCCCGCGCCTTACCCGCTCTTCGTGTTCGGCGTCGTCATCGGTAGTAGCCATGTCACACCATCCTGCCCTTGGTGTGGCCCTTGTTGACGCAGCCGTCGGCGCGAGTGACGCCGCCCTTGGCGTACTTCTTGGTCATGCCGCCCTTGGCCTTCTTCTTGGGCGGTAGCATGCCTTCCGGATCGATGTTCTTGGGGAAGTGCTTCTCCGCCGCATCGCTGGCCTTCTGCTTCGCCGCCGACTCCATCGCCATGCGCACTGCAGCCGGAATTGCCGGGGCCGGGGCCGGAGCCTTCGTGGGATTTTGCGTCGCCATCTTTCTCTCCTCAGCAGGCTTTGCCGCCGTATGCCATCTTCTTCGCCGCGCCACCCTTGGCAAACGGCTTGCCCTTGGGCTTGCCCTTGGCTTCCGCCTTCTCGTGCTTGATCATGGCCTTGGGCGCACCCTTAGCCTTCATGAAGGCGAGTTCCTTCTTGACCATCTTGGGGGATTCTTTCACGGGGCCTCCTTCGGCCTTATGGGCTTCGAACTTCAGGCCAACGGCCTGGGGGATGCCCACCTTCTTGGCGAAGCCTGGGCTGTGCGCGACGGCCCGCATGAGCCGCTTTTGCTTGGGAGAACTATACGGCATGGGGCTTGCTTCGTAGATTGTCGATCTTCGACTCGATCCTGTCAAAGCGCTCAATCAACTCTTTCATGTCCTGCCGGAACTCTGAGCGGGTGATGTGATCCCGGGCCACTTCCTCTCGCGTTCTGTTGAGCAGAATGCTGATACGGTCGAGTTCTTTGAACTTGGCTGACATGAAGAACCCCACAATCGCCAAGAGAACCGTAAGGACGGCATTCCAGACAGCAACAAGCTCCATAGGTCACTCAGCAGTTCCACGCCCGCAGGCTCTTGTTGATACGAGAGTTCGGATCCTTTGCCGTCTTTTCTGACGTCAACTTTGCCTTCATCCCTTTCATCCTGGCGCAAAAGGAGTCACGACGGGGGCCACCTTCCGGTTGTGGTGCCTTCAACCCAGGCTTTCCGGGGTTGGCTTTGTTGTAGCTGGCGCGGCCTTTGGCGTTGAGTCCACCGGACTCAGACTTGCCCTCTTTGCGTTGCCATGCAGGGGTTTTTGCCATGTTGACCTCAGTCATCAAACACAAAGAGAGCGCCGGGGGCCATCGTGCCGACGTAGATACCGCCAGGGCCGTAGACCACGCCCGCCCGGACATCAGAAGGGGCCGGGAACAGCACCGACTTTGTCAGCGTCGCGTCCTGCCCATTGATGAGATACGACCCGGCCCCTGCGGAAAGCGCACGCACGTAGTCCAGCGTCGCGGCCTGCCCCGTGATGATATACGTTCCGGCGTCGGAAGAGATCTGTCTGGCTGCAAAAAGGCTTGCATCCTGCCCCAAGATGGCGTATGAGCCCACCTCGGCGTTGGCTGCCTTGCCCGCAAGAAGGGCAGCGGCCTGCCCCGCGATGGCGTACAGACCTGCATCAGCGCTTACCGTGCGGACGGCCAGCAGCGTCGCGTCCTGGCCCGTGAGGGCATATGCCCCAGCTTCGGCGTTTACAGCCCTGGAGACCGTCAGGGTGGCGGCTTGCCCATCGATGGCGTAGGCGGCGGACTCGGCGTTGACTGATTTGGCGGCAAGGAGCGAGGCGTCCTGGCCCGTGATGGCGTAGGCGCCTGCTTCCGCGTTGATCTGCTGGCCGCGACTCAGCGTCGCGTCTTGGCCCGTGATGGCGTAGGAGCCTGCAGCGGCGTCGATAGACTTGGGGACCGACAGCGTGGCGTCTTGACCCGTAATGACATACGCGCCAGACTCTGCGTTGATGGTGTACGCCGTCCCCCCACCGGACGCAAATATCCACCCGAACGAACCGTTGTTCGTTGAGTTATTACCTGCGTACCAGTTGCTCATCAGTACGCTCGCACGCCTGT